ACTTTACCAACAAATAGATTATAATGATTCTATGATTAAAGATCATTATTTAACAAGAGGTAAGTTTGTGTGGGATAATGGTATAAAAGATTCTAAGGTTATATGGATTCCTGATTCGAAAGGCAGGTTTAATATTTCTTGGTTGCCTTCAGCTAATATACAAAACAATGCTCATCAGAAAAATGGAATGAAGTATCCGGGTAATGAACACATTGGTGCTTTTGGTTGTGACAGTTATGATATATCAGGAGTTGTAGGTGGTGGTGGATCTAACGGAGCATTACATGGTCTAACTAAATTTAATATGGATGATGCACCAAGTAATGAGTTTTTTCTAGAATATATAGCAAGACCACAAACAGCTGAGATGTTTTTTGAAGATGTTCTTATGGCTTGTGTTTTTTATGGAATGCCTATATTAGTAGAGAATAACAAACCAAGGTTACTATACCATTTTAAAAATAGAGGTTATAGAAAATACTGCATGAACAGACCCGATAAACAATTTAATAAATTGTCAAAGACTGAAAAAGAATTAGGTGGTATTCCAAATACAAGTGAGGGTGTAAAACAAGCTCATGCTTCAGCCATAGAATCTTACATAGAAAAGTATATAGGTATAGATTTTGAGTCTGTATTTAGACCTTCAGATGAGATGGGAACTATGCCTTTTAATAGAACATTAATTGATTGGGCAAAGTTTGATATAAGCAATAGAACTAAGTTTGATGATAGTATTAGTTCCGGTTTAGCCATCATGGCTTGTCAAAAACACTTATATGTTTCTGAAAGAAAAGAGTCAAAAATAAAACTTAACTTTGCAAGGTATACTAATACCGGCATACAAAGCGAAATAATTAGATGAAAGATGGTATGGCTTGCAAATAGGTCAAGCAATACAATATGAATGGTTTCGTAGAGATGGAGTTAGTTGTAGGTTCTACGATCAATTCCGTCAGTTTCACCGATTGCGTTTATACGCTAGGGGTGAACAGTCAGTTGCGAAATATAAGAATGAATTAGCCGTTGACGGCGATCTAAGTTATTTAAATTTAGATTGGACTCCGGTTCCTATCATTCCTAAGTTTGTTGACATAGTAGTAAACGGGATGTCTGATAGATTATTCAAAGTAAAGGCATATGCACAAGATGCAATGTCACAATCAAAAAGAAGTAAGTATCAAGACATGGTGGAGGCTCAAATGGTTTCCAAAGACTTCTTGGTAGATCTCCAACAGCAATCAGGATTTGATCCCTTTACGGTGTCACCTGAACAACTTCCTCAAACAGATGAAGAGCTTTCGTTGTATATGCAGATCAACTACAAACCTTCTATTGAAATAGCTGAAGAAGAAGCAATCAATACTATCTTTGAAGAGAATCATTATATTGATTTAAGAAAAAGATTAGACTATGATTTAACTGTTCTTGGTATATCTGTAGCTAAGCATGAATTTTTATTAGGCTCAGGCGTTCAGGTTTCTTATGTGGACCCTGCTAATATAGTATACAGCTATACAGAAGATCCACATTTCAAGGATTGTTTTTATTGGGGAGAAGTTAAGACTTTACCTATTATTGAATTAATGAAAATAGATCCTTCGCTAACCAACGAAGATCTAGAAGAAATTAGCAAGTACAGTCAAAATTGGTATGACTATTATAACGTAGCTCAATTTTATGAGAACGATATGTTCTATAGAGATACTTGCACACTTTTATACTTTAACTACAAGACAACCAAAAAAATAGTATACAAGAAAAAAATAATGGCTACAGGCGGAAGTAAGGTTATTGAGAAAGATGATCAATTTAATCCACCTGTTGAAGTTATGGAGGATGGTCAGTTTGAAAAAATTGAAAAGACTATTGATGTATGGTATGATGGAGTAATGGTTATGGGTACTAACATTGTATTGAAATGGGAGTTATCTCAAAACATGGTTCGTCCAAAGTCATCAAGTCAACATGCATTACCAAACTATGTAGCTGTAGCACCAAGAATGTACAAAGGAGTTATTGAATCTTTAGTAAGAAGAATGATTCCTTTTGCTGATTTAATTCAAGTGACTCACTTAAAGCTACAGCAAGTAATTGCTAGAACTGTACCTGATGGTGTATATATAGATGCTGATGGATTAAATGAAGTCGACCTTGGAACAGGTGGATCTTATAATCCTGAAGATGCATTAAGATTATATTTTCAAACAGGTTCTGTTATTGGTAGAAGTTATACTCAAGAAGGAGATTTCAATCAAGGAAAAGTTCCTATCAAAGAGTTAACTACTAACTCAGGAGCAAGCAAAACCCAAACATTGATTGCTAATTATAATCATTACCTAGGCATGATAAGACAGGTGACAGGATTAAATGAAGCAAGAGATGCTTCTACTCCTGATCCTAACTCTTTAGTTGGTTTACAAAAGCTAGCAGCATTAAATTCAAATGTAGCTACTAGACATATACTAGATGGTGCATTGTATATATACAGAACATTATCTGAAGCTTTAACATATAGAGTAGCTGACATATTAGAATATGCAGATTTTAAAGATGACTTTATAAATAAAATTGGTAAGTACAACGTAAGTATACTTAATGATATATCTGATTTATATATATATGATTTTGGAATCTTTATTGATGTAGCACCTGATGAAGAGCAAAAGGCTCAGCTTGAACAAAATATTCAAATGGCTTTATCTAAACAAGATATTAACTTAGAAGATGCCATAGATATCAGAGAGCTGAAAAACATTAAACTTGCTAATCAATTGTTGAAATTAAAAAGAAAACAAAAGCAAGAAAGACAAGAGCAATTGGAAATGCAGAAACAACAAATGGCTGCACAACAACAAATGCAACTTGTACAGGCTAAGTCTCAAGCAGAAATGCAGAAACAACAAATGGAGATTGAAGCTAAGATGCAATTAAAACAAGCGGAGATTGCTTTTGAAATTGAGAAGATGCAAAATGAAGCTCAATTAAAATCTCAGTTGATGGCTGAAGAATTTAACTACAACCAACAACTAAGAAATGTTTCAGAGCAAGCATTGTCATTTCGTGAAGGAGCTAGAGAAGAAGCAAAAGCAAAACGAATCTCTCAGCAAAACACAGAACAATCCAAGCTTATAAATCAAAGGAAGAATAATCTTCCACCACAAAATTTCGAATCAAACGAAGACAGTTTAGATGGGTTTGACTTAGCAGAGTTCGACCCTAGATAGTGAATAATTTGAACGAAATATATTTATTAACTTTGTATAAAATTAAATCAAATGGAAATTAAAGTAAGAGACCTTGGGTCTTCAGAAGAAAAGTCTGTGGCTGAAAAAGAACAAGAAGTTCTTGACAAAGCTGCTGAAAAAACAGAAGCAGTTGAACAAGTGCCTGTAGTTGAAGACACTACACCACAATCAACTGAAAGTGTGGAAGCTCCGGTTGAAACACCTAAAGAAGAAATAACTCAATCCTCAGAGTTAAACGAGGAAGACGTTCTTTCATTTATTAAGAATAGATACAATAAAGATGTGTCATCGGTTTCAGATTTGTTTGAGCAAAAAGAATCAAACACAGAATTACCTGAAGACGTTGCTGCATATTTAGAGTATAGAAAAGAAACAGGACGTAGTTATGAAGACTATTCAAAACTGAATAGAGACTTTAATGCTATGGACGAAAAGCAACTTCTTAGAGAATATTACGCTGCTACAGAAGAAGCATTAGACTCAGAAGACATCGATTATATGATGGATGACTTTAGTTATGATGCAGATATTGATGAGGAAAACGTAATTAAGAAAAAGAAAGTAGCTTTTAAAAAAGAGATTGGTAAAGCTAAAAAGTATTTCGAGAAGCAAAAGGAAATGTATAAGGAGCCACTTGAGTCAAGTACGGCATCTATTTCTCAAGAGCAACAAGAAAAACTAGAGGCTTACAATAAATATGTGCAAGATGCTCAGACCTATGAAGAAGAGGCGAAAAGAAAACGAGATTGGTTTTTAGATAAAACCGAGGAAGTTTTCCACCCGGAGTTCAAAGGTTTTGACTTCAAAGTTGGTGAAGACAAAGTGATTACTTTTTTACCTTCTAAGAATGTGTCTGAGATTAAACGTATGAATTCA